AAATGTCTCGTGGTACAAATTTACAAGAAATGGAAGTAGGCACTAAGCAATCCAGAACTGCTGTCAATGCTGGTGCAAAGGCAGGTGAAGCAATGTCACACTCAAATGCTTCTGGAGTTTCTACACCAGGTCAAACAGGTAACTGGGAAGATCTAGGTGGTCCTACCCCAGATAACTATAAGGTTGATGATGATTCAGCAAAACTAAAAGAGCCTTCAGGTCTCAAGTCTGTTTCAGCAGTTACTAAGGGTGCTAAGGGTGCTGATCCTATGAAGGGTCTTAAGAAGTCAGATGCCATCAAAGAAGATGAGGATCTGGAAGATGAAGACCTGATTGAAGAAGAACTCGAAGAAGAAGAGACTGTTACTGAAGCTAAGAAGAAAGATACCGAAGATGCTGAGGAAGGTGACGAAGAGGGAGATGAAGAGGAAGGTGATGAAGAGGAAGAAGATGATGATGAAAAGAAAAAAGTAAAAGAGTCATTTGATATTGAAGAAGATCTACAAGCTCTTCACAATATCAATGAAGAGGAAGGACTTTCCGAAGAGTATCAAGAGAAGTCCAGAATCGTATTTGAGTCTGCTTTAAGATCAAAAGTTGCTCAAATCAAAGAAGCTCTTGAAGAGCAATACGAAGCTCAATTTGAACAACAGATTATTGAGTCTGTTGAAGAAATTAAGAGCGAACTTCAAGAGAGAGTCGATGCATATCTTGAGTATGTTGCTGATGAATGGATCGCTCAAAATGAACTTGCCGTTCAGGCGGGTCTTAAGGAAGAACTCACAGAGTCATTCCTTTCTGGCATGAAGAATCTTTTTGAAGAACATTATGTACAAATCCCTGAAGAGAAATATGATGTATTAGAGAGCATGGTAGAAAAACTTGATGAAATGGAGACAAAACTCAACGAGCAAATCGAAAGAAACATTCTGCTCAACAATCGCCTCTCTGAGTCGGTTGCAGATAGAATCTTCGATGAAATCTCTGAAGGACTCGCTGTCACTCAGAAGGAGAAGCTCGCCTCACTTTCCGAAAGTGTTGAGTTTGAAAGTGAGACACAATATCGTGAAAAACTAGAAACGCTTAAGGAATCATATTTCCCTAAGAAGACAGTTTCTGAACAAGCAAAAGTTGAAACCCTTTCGGAGGGAGTAAATGTTTCAGTTGAATCTCATTCACCTGCGATGAGTGCTTATCTCAGAACACTTTCAACAGTTGCAAAAAACTGAATTTAATATTAAATCAAACGTAAACATCCACAAAAGGTAAAAGCAAATGTTCCAATCCGAGCATCTGCAGGAAAAGTGGGCACCCCTTCTGAACTACGAAGGTCTTGATTCAATCAAGGATTCACACAGAAAGGCTGTAACCGCTGTCCTGCTCGAAAACCAAGAAAAGTTTTTAAGAGAAGAGAACGCATTCCACAATCAAGGAATGCTTTATGAAACCCCAACCACAAGCACAGGAACTGCTGATTTGAGCAGTGGTGTTGGTGGCGCTGGTTTTGGAGGCGCTGCTGCTGCTGGCGGTCCTTCAGCTGGTTTCGACCCCGTTCTGATTTCACTAATCAGACGCTCAATGCCTAACCTCATCGCTTATGATGTTGCAGGCGTTCAACCAATGAATGGTCCTACTGGACTTATCTTCGCAATGCGTTCCACCTATGGAACCGACCGCAATCCTTCAACTGCTGATGAGGCATTCTACGGTGAAGCAAATACTGCTTTCTCTGGTCAGAATTCCCAGAACAATCTAGAAGATGGATTCACCAACGGTGCCGTTGGTATGGGTACAACCTCACCACAAACAGGAAGCAATCCTGGTCTTCTAAATCCTGACGGTGCATCTGAACTCGGATACACCGTTGGTCAAGGTATGAGAACCGACGAGGCAGAAGGACTTGGTGGTGCTGGAAGCACTTTCAACGAGATGTCATTCTCAATCGAGAAGATTCTTGTTGAAGCAAAGTCACGCGCTCTGAAAGCCGAGTACTCACTTGAGCTTGCTCAAGACCTCAAGGCAATCCACGGTCTGAATGCTGAAGCGGAATTAGCAAACATTCTCTCAACTGAGATTCTTGCTGAAATCAACCGCGAAGTTATCAGAACCATCTACAAGGTTGCTAAGCCTGGTGCTAGAAACAATGTTGCTACTCCTGGCGTATTCGACCTCGACATCGACTCAAACGGTCGTTGGAGTGTTGAGAAGTTCAAGGGTCTTCTGTTCCAAATCGAGCGTGATGCTAACGCAATCGCTCAGCAAACTCGTAGAGGAAAGGGTAACGTAATCATCTGCTCCGCAGACGTTGCTTCCGCTCTAAGCATGGCTGGTGTTCTTGATTACACTCCAGCACTTAATGCTAACCTCAACGTAGATGATACTGGCAATACTTTTGCTGGTACTCTGATGGGCAAATTCCGCGTTTATATTGACCCATATTCAGCAAACACAAGTGGTACTCAGTACTACACCGTTGGATATAAGGGTTCTTCACCTTATGACGCTGGTCTGTTCTATTGCCCATATGTTCCCCTCCAGATGGTTCGTGCCGTTGGAGAGAACACCTTCCAGCCTAAGATTGGCTTTAAGACCCGTTACGGAATGGTTGCTAACCCATTCGCAAACGGTGCTGAAAGAGGACTTGGTGCTCTTACCACCAATTCCAACGTATACTACAGAAGAGTACAAGTTAAGAACCTTATGTGAACCATTCGGTTTAAACCTACTTTTCTCAGAGGGTCTTCGGACCCTCTTTTTTTATCTAAATAGTTACAAAAAAGATGGTAAGAACTCCCTTTTCTGGTCAAATTGAAAATAGAAATTTTCTTGCGCCAGTTGGATTTAAATTCACTCTTAATAGGGCACCTAAAGTAGCATTCTTTGCCAACTCAGCAAATATACCAGATATTACTTTGGGAGTAGCAAATCAACCAACTTATCTTAAGGACATTCCAATTCCTGGAGATAAAATGGACTTTGGTGATTTTACATTAAGATTTTTAGTTGATGAAGACTTATCTAATTATATGGAGATTCAAAATTGGATGAGGGGATTGGGATATCCAGAATCTTTGAAGCAAATACACGATTTTCAAAAAAATTATGAAAAGTTTGAACAACCACAAAAATCCCAAATGAACTTATATTCTGATGGAACTCTTCTAGTTCTGAACAGCAATAATAACTTTAACTTCCAAGTTATATTTCGTTCAATGTTTCCATATTCATTATCAACTCTACAATTTGATGCGACTGAAGAGGATATCAACTACTTGACAGCAGATGTAAGTTTTAAATATATGGTGTATAATATAGTTAATCGCAACGGAAAGGATTTATGAATTTTAGTCTTGAATCAATTCAAGAAATGTGGGAAAAAGATTCAAAGATGGATATTGATAATCTTCATACAGAATCTTTAAATACTCCAATTTTACATTCAAAATATTTTGGGATTTACAATAATATTCTTTTATTGAGAAAAAGAGCAGAGCAGCAAAAGAAAAATATAAGACATGAAAGATATGAGTACTATTCTGGAAAAGCAGATCCTGATGTTTATGTGGAGAATCCATTTCCTAAAAAAATTAGGGATAAAGACTCTATGCAAAAATATTTGGATGCGGATGAGAAACTTTCCCAAATATCACTAAAGGTTGAATACTATGATATTATGCTAGGTTATATTGAAGACATTCTTAAAATGATTCACAATAGAACTTACCAAATTAAAAATTCAATCGAATATATGAGATTCCAATCAGGTTTGGGATGATACACTAAATACTCATAGACATTTTATTGTTATGAGTGACGTAATAATTCATAAGAAGAATGAGGTTTACATTAAGTTAGAATGTGAACCTCATATTTTATATGAACTTCAAACACATTTTACCTTTGAAGTTCCAGGGGCAAAGTTTATGCCCCAGATGAGAAATCGTCATTGGGATGGAACCATAAGACTTCTTTCAGTTCATACTGGAGAGATATATGCTGGGTTGTTGGATAAAGTTATTGATAAATTAAAACTGTATAATTATAGTTACGAATTTAGAGAGAATAAATTTTACGGTCTTCCTTTTGAACTAAACGAAGAAATTTCGCAGGAAGGTGTAAATGATTACATGAACTCTATATGCTCCCACAAACCTCGTTCTTATCAAATTGAGGGAGTATATAGTGCTCTAAGGTATAATCGAAAATTATTGATAAGCCCCACTGCCAGTGGCAAATCACTGATGATTTATTGCCTCGTAAGATATTATGTGGATAAAGGGCAAAGAATTCTTTTAGTTGTTCCGACGACATCTCTAGTAGAGCAGATGTACAAGGATTTCCAGGATTATGGTTGGGATGCTGAGTCATACTGCCATAAAATTTATGCGGGGAAGGAAAGAGAAACTAAATCTCAAGTTATTATAACAACTTGGCAATCGATTTACAAACTTGAAAAAACTTGGTTTGAAGATTTTAGCGTTGTGATTGGCGACGAAGCGCACCTTTTCAAAAGTAAGTCTTTGATTAAAATAATGTCAAATCTTCATCATGCAAAATATAGATTTGGATTTACTGGAACATTAGATGGAACTCAAACTCATAAGTGGGTATTAGAAGGAGTATTTGGTCCTTCTTATAAGATTACCAGAACTGTTGAGTTAATGAAGCAAGGGCATGTATCTAAGTTAGATATTAATTGTATCGTATTAAAGCATCCTCCTCAAAGATTTAATGTTTTTGAAGATGAGATACAGTATATCATAGGACACGAAAAAAGAAATAATTTCATTAAGAATCTTGCCTTAGATTTAAAAGGAAATACTCTAATCTTATTTTCTAGAATTGAAGCACACGGAGAACCTCTTTTCAATTTAATAAATACTAATAAGAACGAAAATCAAAAAGTATTTTTTGTTCACGGTGGAGTTAATACTGAAGAAAGAGAATTGGTTAGAGAAATTACTGAAAGAGAAAATAATGCTATTATAGTCGCTTCATACGGAGTTTTTTCTACAGGAATCAATATCAAAAATTTACATAATGTGGTTTTTGCATCACCCAGTAAATCCAAGATTAGAAATTTACAGTCAATTGGAAGAGTTCTGAGAAAGGGTGCAAATAAAGAAAAAGCAATTCTTTATGATATATCCGATGATTGTACTCATAACTCAAGAAAAAATTATACTTTAAATCACTTTATTGAGAGAATAAAACTTTATAATGAAGAACAATTTAATTACGAAATAATCACAATCAACATATAAACTTATGGAAGAAGATTTTTATGCAACAATAAAGTTAAAAACTAGTGAAGAAATATTTTCTAGAGTAATGCCATCTGAAGAAGATAATGACTATTATCTTATACTAATTAATCCAATTCAAATATCTGAAATAAAATCGAGAAAAGGAACTGTTGGATATAAGGTAGAACCCTGGTTGAAAACAACAAGAGAAGATATGTTCATCATCAATATGGAACAAGTATTGACAATATCAGAATCCAATGACATTGATATTATTATGATGCATCAAGAGTTCTCTAGGAAATTAAATAACTTTAAGACTGGAAAACCAAATCTTTCAAGAAAGCAAGGATATATCTCCAGTGTTGCTGAAGCAAAAGAGCTCTTAGAGAAACTCTATGATAATAGCTAATTGATATTCATCATTGGTGACAAGGCACATTATATACGAAATTAAGTACCTGTGTCAAGTCTTGTTATTAACTTTGTTCGGTGGTATAATTAGTTTTATATATATTTGAGTATTTTATGATTTCCACTTCAAATGTGAAAATAATTCAATCCGAACCAACTCCGATAATGACAAAAAGAAAGAGATCGGAGCACTACGTTAATAACAAAGAACTTTTGGAAGCAATGGTTCTTTATAGAAAAAGCGTAGAAGCTTCTTACAAAGAAAAGTTTAATGAAGACTTGACAAAGTTACCAAAGCAAGAAAGGGGTAAGCATTGGGAAGGAAAACCACCAATCCCAAATTACCTTGGCGAATGTTTTTTAAAGATTGCTACTCACCTTTCATATAAAACAAACTTCATCAATTATATTTTTATTGATGATATGATTTCTGATGGTATTGAAAACTGCGTTCAGTACATTCATAACTTTGACCCAGCAAAATCAACAAACCCCTTTGCTTACTTTACTCAAATTATTCACTACGCATTTTTGAGGAGAATTCAAAGGGAGAAGCGTCAATTGGAGATTAAGAACAAGATTCTAGAGAAGACTGGATATGATGAAGTCTTCGTGGATGACAACCAGATTGACGGCGGCAACTATTCCGACTATAATAGCATCAAGGAAAACGTTCAGATGAAACTTCGTTATTGATGAAAATCGCAATCATCACAGATACTCACTACGGTGCTCGTAAGGGTTCTAAATCATTTCATGATTATTTTGAGCAATTCTATAATAATGTGTTTTTCCCGACGCTGGAACAGTACGGGATTGATACAGTCATCCATATGGGAGATGCTTTTGATAGTCGTAAATCTATTGATTATCAGAGTCTAGAGTGGTCAAAAAGAGTTGTCTTTAATCCATTGAAGAGTTACGATGTTCATATGGTAGTAGGGAATCATGATACTTACTACAAGAACACTAATACAATAAACTCTCCGGAACTTCTGTTAAAGAACTATCCTAATGTTAGGACCTACAGTAAACCCACAGAGATTTGTGTTGGTAACTTAAATATATTACTTTTGCCTTGGATTAATCAGGAAAATGAAAAAGAAACTCTCAAACTTATTAAAAAGACAACTAGCAAGGTCGCGATGGGGCACCTTGAACTCCAAGGATTTAGAGTTAATCGACAAATCGTCATGGAGCATGGTTTGGACAGCAAATTATTTGAGAAGTTCGAACGCGTCTTCTCGGGACACTATCACACTCGGTCGAATGACGGAAGAGTCTTCTACCTAGGAAATCCTTATGAAATTTACTGGACAGATGTAAATGATACTCGGGGTTTTACTATTTTTGATACCGAAACTCTAGAGCACTTTCATATCGACAATCCATATAAGATGTTTTATAACATTTATTATGAAGACACTCTTTCTAAAGATTTTCAGTTTGATGAATATACAAATAAAATTGTTAAAGTAATTGTTAGAAAGAAAACTAATCCAAAGGAATTTGAAAAGTTTCTTGACAAACTTTATGAATCAAATGTTCAAGATTTGAAGATTGTTGAAAATTTCCAAGTTCAAGAAGTTGAAGACATTAGTCATTTTGAATCAGAAGATACTTTTTCCATACTAGATAGATATATTCAAGAATCAGAAATTGAATTAGATAAATCAATCTTAAAAAATCTGATTCGTGAAGTTTATCAGGAAGCGTGCGAAATGGCATAAAATGTTTATAATTACGGTAGATGGTCACGAAGATCAAGGTGCTTATTCAGCAAAAAGCGAAGATGGATCTCAGATTCTTTATATGTTTGAAGAAGAGGATGATGCTAATAGATTTGCTATGATGTTGGAAGATAAAGATTTTCCAAAAATGAAAGCTATGGAAATTGATGTTGATCTTTTAATTCAAGCCTGTGAAGGTCATGGGTATGAATATGCCATTTTTACCCCAAATGATATTGTAATTCCTCCTGATAATATAGAAAACGATGATTTTATTTAAAACAATTCGGTGGAAAAATTTTCTTTCAACTGGAACTCAATTTACAGAAATTAATTTTCAAAAAAATAATACAACATTAATCATTGGATCTAATGGTGCTGGCAAAAGTACTGTTTTGGATGCTTTGACTTTTTCTTTATTTGGAAAGTCTTTCCGAGGTATTAATAAACCGCAACTTATAAACTCAACTAATGAAAAGGATTGTTTGGTTGAGATTGAATTTACTATCGGTAAAAATGATTTTTTAATTCGCAGAGGAATCAAACCAAATATTTTTGAGATATATAAAAACTCTTCTTTAATGGATCAAAACGCATCTGCAGTAGACCAGCAGAAGTGGTTTGAACAAAATGTTTTGAAAATGAATTATAAATCTTTTACTCAGATTGTGATTCTTGGCAGTAGCAATTTTGTTCCTTTTATGCAACTAACTCCTTCAAACCGAAGGGAGGTTATTGAAGATCTTTTGGATATTAAGATTTTTTCTCATATGACAGTTGTTATTAAAGAAAAACTTAGAACTCTTAGAGAGGATATAAAAACTTTAGAACTTAAGAAGTCTTCTTTTAAAGATAAAGTTGATTTGCAAAAAAACTTTATTGAGGAGTTGGAAAATCTTAGTAATGCCAATATAAATGCCAATAAAGAAAAGATTGCCAACTTAGATGCTGAAATTGGCATTTATATTGAAGAAAATAATTCTATAGAAGAACCTCTTCAGGAACTCATTCAAGAGCAAGAATTAATTTCTGGTTATGCTGATAAACTTCGTAAGTTAGGAAATCTTAAAGGTAAAATATCACAAAAAGTATCAACTATTACTAAAGAGCATAAGTTCTTTACAGAAAATACTGTTTGTCCTACCTGTACACAAGAGATTGATGAGACCTTTAGACTAAATAGAATTACAGACGCTCAAAATAAAGCAAAGGAGTTGCAATCTGGTTATAAAGAACTGGAGGAGGCAATTAAAGAGGAAGAAGAGCGAGAGCGTCAATTTACTTCTCTATCTAAGGAAATTTCAAAACTAACTAATGGCGCTTCTCAAAACAACATTAAGATTTCTGGGTGTCGTAGACAAATCAGAGACCTTGAACTTGAAATTCAAACTATTACCGAGAACATTGCAAACAGAAATACTGAACATGACAAGTTAGAAAAATTTAATAAGAGTCTAACTCAAGTTTATGATGAATTGTTATTGAAAAAAGATTCGATACAGTATCATGATTTTTCATACTCTTTATTAAAAGATAGTGGTGTAAAGTCTAAGATTATCAAAAAGTACTTACCATTAATCAATCAACAGGTTAATAGGTATCTTCAAATGATGGATTTTTACATTAACTTTACTCTTGATGAAGAATTCAATGAAACTGTCCAGTCTCCAATTCACGAAGACTTCTCTTATTCTTCTTTCAGTGAAGGTGAAAAACAACGAATAGACTTGGCACTTCTCTTTACCTGGCGTGAAGTTGCCAAGTTAAAAAATTCAACTAATACAAATCTATTGATTCTCGATGAGGTATTTGATAGTTCACTTGATGGATTTGGGACAGAAGAGTTCCTTAAGATTATTCGTTATGTGATTAAGGATACTAATGTGTTTATCATTTCCCATAAGACTGGAATGGAGGACAGATTTGAAAGTGTCCTCAAGTTTGAAAAAGTCAAAGGTTTTTCGCGTATGGTGTCCTGATACACCAAAAAACAATGAACACTCCAAATTGGCAGCATCACTCTAAGAAAGAACAGAAACGAAAACTTAAACCACAAGCACTTCGACAAGCAAAAGCACGAAGACAAGCACTCAAGAAGCGTCTCAATCAACGAGACGCTTCTTTTTTATAAATATCTAAAAAGTGTCTGCTAATATGAAAACGTTTAAAGAGTTTATGGTGATTGCTGAAGGTATGTCCATGAAGGACTTTAAGGCAAATCGTAGAAATATTAAGCGTAGAGAAGCTTCTGCCGATGCCAAGAAGAGAGGTCACGTAGGTAAAGAATGGTATAACAGTGGTAGAACGTATTCTCCAGATGAAGCGAAGAGAAGTCGTGCAAAGATTGATGATGAAGAAAGATCTACAAGACATCGTAGTTCTATAGACCCTGAGGGTGATGATAGTAACTACTCTGCAGACAAGACAAAGAATCCTAAGAAACTCCGTAAGCAAAAAGCAATGGGAGAACTTGGAGAACAGTATATTGATGAAGCAGAAGGTTCTTATGGACAAACTCCAAAGGCAAGGAAAGCATTTGGAGACCTTGCTAATAAGAGAAGAACAACTCCAGCAAGTGGGTTCTCAAAAAGGGGTGAAAAGACTGAGAAAGTAAAATCTGCTCAAAAACATTTTGACAGAACTGGTAATCCCGATGCTGGAAACAGGGGTAAGAAATCCACCAAACCTGCTTGGCATTCTTATCAAAGAAGTAATATGACTCAAAAAGATAGAAATTATCTTCGTGGACAATCTGAATATGGTCACGTTGCATATGATGGAGAAGGTGGTGGTGGTTCAAAACCAAAAGGTAAGAAACTTGAAAGACAGAGAAAAACTGGTGTAAGTGCTGACTGAGGTCCACTTTTGAAACTGTCCATTGGGAGGTCTCAGGACCTCCTTTTTTTGTATAATAGTCTCATACGAAAGAAAACCAATGCCAGTTCGCCACGAAATCAAATCTCAACTTGCCAAACTGCTTGCCACTGAGGACCTCGTGGTGGAGCATAAGAAGGTTTCTACTGCCTGCTTTAATGTTCATACTCGTGTGTTGACTCTTCCCCTGTGGGAGAAGGCAAGCGGCACCGTATACGACCTTCTGGTGGGGCACGAGGTGGGTCACGCACTGTTTACTCCTGATGAGGATTGGACGGAAACTGTAAAGGTTCCTCAGCAGTTTGTGAATGTGGTAGAGGATGCTCGCATTGAGAAACTGATGAAGCGCAAGTATATGGGACTTGCTAAGACTTTCTTTAATGGATATAAGGAACTGAATGATGATGATTTCTTCCAGATTTCTGATGAAGATGTTGCTTCATTCAATCTTGCTGACCGAGTAAATCTTTATTTTAAAATTGGCAACTTTCTGAATCTGGATTTTAAACCAGAAGAGAAAGAGATTATTGATTTGATTGGTGCTACGGAATCTTTTGCTGATGTTCTGATTGCTGCTGAAGAACTTTACAAGTATTGTAAGAAAGAAAAGGAGCAAGAACAAAAAGTTGCTGACCTTGATGCTCATCAGATGAGTGGTGATTCTCAGCCTTCCTCTGGTGAATCTGTGGAAACTAATAATTCTTCTTCTGAGCAAGATGGAGATTCTGATGATTCTCAACCCAAAGACAATATGGGAGAGGATGGTTCTGGTGGAACTGCTCAGGGTGACCAAACTCCACTCAGTTCTTCTGCTGGTGATGATAATGAACCTGAAGTTCGCACTGCTGACTCTCTAGAGGAAAAACTTAAGAATCTTGTAGGTAATGATTCATATGAGAATACTTATGTGGAAATTCCTAAATTGAATCTTGACACTGTTATTGGTAAGAATTTTGATATTCATAAAGAGATTGATAACTCTTTTAATCACCAACAAAATATCCATAATGCTTGGGCAAAAGATAAAGAAATTACTTCAACAAATCTTTATGATACTACTGACCTTGAGTTTAAGAAGTTTAAAACTTCCGCGCAGAAGGAAGTGAACTATCTTGTTAAAGAGTTTGAGTGTCGTAAAGCAGCAGACCAGTATGCTCGTGCTTCAACTGCCCGCACAGGTGTTCTTAATACTGCTCGTCTTCATACTTACAAATACAACGAAGATTTGTTTAAGAAGGTTTCTGTGATTCCTGATGGTAAGAATCACGGTCTGGTATTTGTGCTTGACTGGAGTGGTTCTATGTCTGATGTGATGCTTGATACGTGTAAGCAACTCTTCAATCTGATTTGGTTCTGTAAGAAGGTTTCCATTCCTTTTGAAGTATATGCTTTCACAAATGAATGGCGACGAGGTGAGTATGATTATGAGAATGATAAGTATCTTTCTGCTGACCGCACTCCGCATTATGAGAAGAAAGAGAGTCTGTTGATTATTGATGAAACTTTCTCTATGATGAATATTCTTACCAGCAAAGTATCTGGTAAAGAACTGGAGCATCAACTTCTTAACATCTGGCGTCTTGCTTATTGCTTTGGAAGGACTTATCATTCCCCTTATACACACCCTGCTCGGATGTGTTTATCTGGAACTCCTTTGAATGAAGCAATGATTTCTCTTCATCAAATTCTTCCTAAGTTTCAAAAAGAGAACAAACTTCAGAAGGTTCAATGTATTGTTTTGACTGATGGTGAGGCAAATCAACTCACTTATCATAAGGAGTTTAAGACTATGTGGGATAAAGAACCGCGACTTGGTAGTTCTTATGTTTATCCAAATTCTACATTTCTTCGTGACCGCAAACTCGGAACAACTTATAAATTTGATGATGGATATCATTCCTTTACAAATACTATGATTAGGAATTTGCGAGATAAATTCCCTTCTATCAATTTTATTGGTATCAGGGTTCTTGAGAATCGTAGTGCCCAACAATTTATTAGACTCTATCACTCCATTGGAGATAAGCAGTTTGATAAAATTCAGAATGATTGGAAAAAACTGAAGAGTTTTACTATTACAAGTTCTGGATATCACGCATATTTTGGAATGTCATCTTCTGCACTTTCTCAGGATACTGAGTTTGAGGTTGCTGAGGATGCTACCAAATCTCAAATCAAATCTGCGTTTGTTAAATCCCTCAAAACCAAGAAACTAAATAAGAAAGTTCTTGGTGAATTCATTTCCTTAGTTGTATGAAAACTAAATTTCCACTAGAACATATACTAAAATACGACACTAAAGAAGTCTGGATTAAATGCGATAGCAGCATTACTGCTATGGGAATACCAGCACTTGTGGAAAAATATTATCCAGGTTATACTGGACGCATTGCCAGTTCCGACTACCTTGAGAAACTCAAGAACCAGTTGGCGAACTGACCACTGGGGGTCCCTGAGACCCCCATTTTGCTTTATAATGACTAGGTTGAAACAAAACACAAATGACTCTCTCTTCTGACTACATCCGCTCTGCCCTTCAAGCACTTTATGGTAATAACATTGCCTCCAGTGATATCCGTGCTTGGTGCGTTATGAATGATGAAAATTATCAGACTGTTGTTAAAAAACTTGCCAGTTATAAGACTACTCGTGGTCGCTGGAATCTTGAAGTGACTCAGGACCGTGTAGAAGAAATTGAGCGTTCTTATCAAGCTCCTGCTGCCCTTCCTGCTGTGGAACAAAATCTTATTCCAGAAAAAGATGATACCTTCGTTAAGTTTGGTAACTTTGCTGATGTCAAAAAGATTATTCAGTCTCGTCTTTTTTATCCCACTTTCATTACGGGTCTTTCTGGTAACGGTAAAACTTTCTCTGTGGAGCAAGCTTGTGCTCAACTTAAGCGTGAATTGATTCGTGTAAACATTACTATTGAAACTGATGAAGATGATCTTATCGGGGGTTTCCGCCTTGTTGATGGGAATACTGCTTGGCACAACGGTCCCGTCATTGAGGCACTGGAGCGAGGAGCAATCTTGCTTCTTGACGAAATCGACCTCGCTAGCAACAAGATTCTGTGTCTCCAATCCATCCTTGAAGGCAAAGGTGTCTTCCTGAAAAAGATTGGTCGTTGGGTGAAACCTGCTGCTGGATTCAATGTGATTGCTACTGCGAACACCAAGGGCAAGGGTTCTGACGACGGTAGGTTCATCGGCACCAATGTGCTCAATGAGGCATTCCTGGAGCGTTTCCCTGTAACCTTTGAGCAGTCCTATCCCGCACCTGCAACTGAGCAGAAGATTCTGGAAGGTATTGCTCTGGACCTTGGTGTGGAGGACCGTGACTTCTGTAAGCGGTTGGTTGACTGGGCAGATATTATCCGCAAAACCTTCTACGATGGTGGTATTGAGGAAATCATCAGCACCCGCCGTTTGGTTCACGTTGTCCGTGCCTTCAGCATCTTTGGTGATAAGGCAAAGGCAATTCAAGTTTGTGTGAATCGCTTCGACGATGAAACCAAGCAAGCATTCCTTGAACTTTATGATAAGGTGGATGCTGATTTCCAGATGCCTTCGCAACCTGAACTGACTGTAGAATATATTGACGAACAAGGGGTAAACTGATAGAATATGGGGAGATAAAATTATCTCCTCTTTTTATTATGGATGAGCGTCCCTTTGGAACCGAATATGTGTTCTCAATTAATTCTAATGATATGATTGAAATTGAAAAAAAACCTGTAAGTATGACCGATAAGAAAAATCACCTTTGGAAATATAACGAAGATAAAATCCTTAAGGACATTGAGGATTATGTAACCAGCACCTATCACGGTCATTATTGTGGAGATGAGGCTGGTTATGATGACATTCAAACAATTGACCTTATGGCAGCAAAGAAACTGGCAGCAGGTTTCTGTCAGGCAAACATCCTAAAATATGGTTCTCGTTATGGTGATAAAGATGGGCGTAACAAGCGTGATTTGATGAAAGTCATTCATTATGCTATGCTTTTACTTCACTTTGATGGGCATTATACCCGCAAAGATAACGGTCTTACCGAATTCCGTTGATTATGAAACTTAAAGAAAAAACTATGAAACTGTCTGATAAAACTCTGACCCTGCTGAAGAATTTTTCTTCTATCAATCAGTCTATCCTTTTTAAGGAGGGTAACAATCTTCGCACTATTTCTGTGATGAAAAACATTCTCGCAGAAGCAACCATTGATGAAGAACTTCCTAAGGACTTTGGAATTTATGACCTAAACCAATTTCTGAATGGATTGAATCTTCACCAGAGTGCGGAACTCGATTTTCAGAATGATGGTTATGTTGTAATTAAAGAAGGTAAGTCTCGTTCCAAGTATTTCTTTGCTGACCCTAATGTAATTATTACTCCACCCGATAAATCAATCAGTCTTCCCAGTGAAGATGTTTGTTTCATTCTCGATACCAAAGAACTTGATAAACTGCTGAAAGCAGCATCTGTTTATCAACTTCCTGACCTGTCTGTGGTTGGTGAGGCAGGTGTAGTAAAACTGGTTGTTCGTGATAAGAAGAACGATACCTCCAATGATTTCTCTGTGATTGTCGGGGAGACTGATGAAGAGTTTTCTTTCAACTTTAAGGTAGAAAACATCAAGATTCTTCCTGGCAATTATGAAGTTGTTATCTCTTCCAAACTTCTTTCTCGTTTCAAAAATACATCTTACGATCTAGTTTACTACATCGCCCTAGAACCCGATAGCACATTTGGATAATGAAGCATATTCTCTTTACACTTAAAAAATGTTCTTCTGATCTTTTAGATGATGAGAACTATGTTAGAGATGTTGTCTACCATACATCCACAAAATGCAATTCAACTCTACTTGCATTAAACTCTCACAAATTTGACCCTCAAGGTGTAACTTGCGTTGCTATGCTTGCTGAAAGTCACATTAGTATTCATACTTGGCCCGAGATGG